CAGTGTTATCTAGCGATGAGTCGAAGATCTCATCAAGAATGAGAAGGTTTGTATTGACAGAGTTCTTCATCTTAGCAATCTGTCTCCATGTAAAGAGGATAGCTAAGTCGATGCGCATCTTTTCACCTTCACTGAATGATGCATAAGTAAACTCGTCACGGAATCGAGATTTGATAACTTCGTTGAATGCTTCATCAAGTTCAAAGTGTACATAGAAGTCCATTGCAGTTAAGTAACCGTTGATGAACTTGTTCATGACTGGAAGATATTCTTTAATGATAGCAGTCTTGATTCCAGTATCTTTTAGCAGAATAGATGATACCTCATGAATCTGCTTTTCTTGATAGAGTTGATTTTTCTTATCGATTAATAATAGAGCTTCATCTGCAATTTCTTTTAGCTTGCGTTTTTCTTCATCGATGTTTACAGTATCTTGAGAAGTAGACTCTATATCTTGTTGAAGCTTCTTGTTCTGTTTCATTAATGTGCTATTAGTACTATTGATTGTATTACATTGAACATTTAATGCTAATAGATTCTTATTGACTTCATCGAGTTTCTTTTGACGCTCTAGCAATTTGTCATAGGCTTCAGCGATAGTCATAAGATTAGAATCAATCTCAACAAGATCTTCATTCAGTTTAGTAACAATCTCGCTCTTATGTTCATGTGGTATACCCTGAGAACATGACGGACACACTTCATTATTAATAAAGAATGAAAGATTTTCTTCTGTCTGATCTTTAGTGTGTCCAAATTTATTCTTTGCTTTTGTAGCTGCAGCAATAAGTTGTTCTAGCTCTTTAGCGTTATCAGCTTCAGCCATGATGTCATTCATCTGATTGTTTATAGTTTCCCAGCGCGCTTCATTAGCCGTAATCTCTGCTTCATTATCCTCAATTTGCTTACGTATCTGTGCCACCTGGTCCCTCTTAGAACTAACCAATGTCCCAATGAGTTTCTTCTGAGCCTCAACACTGTTTTTCGCCCCTTCAATCTTATTCTCAATAGTCCTGATGAGATCTTTGGTTTCATTGATACGCTCCTTAAGAATGGTATTCATAACAGAAAAAATACCGATATCCAAAATATCTTCAATGACTTCACGTCTTTGCCATGCTGGTAGTTGCATGAATGGTACAAAAGATGCTGAACCTAGAATAACAACCTGTGTAAACGTTTTATAGTTAAGACGCAGGATCTGTTGCTCTAACATATTCTGATAATCTTTAGAAGCAGCATCTTGGTTAATTTTGTTACCATTTAGCCAGATCTCAAATACATTTGGCTTAAGGCCGCGAACAACTTTGTACTCATTAGAACCAATCTCAAACTCGATTTCAACTACACAATTCTTGCCATTGATAGAGTTAATTAGCTGAGGCTTGTTGATATTACGAAAAGGTTTACCAAACAATGCAAATGTCAAAGCGTCGAGCATAGTCGACTTACCTTCTCCATTACGTCCAATAACAAGAGTGCTTTGAGATTTATTCAGAACAATTTTATTTTCTGAGTTACCAGTTGATAGAAAATTACGCCAGCCTAATGTTTTAAATATGATCATGCAACATCCCGATTGAGAGCCTCAGTGTATAATGTTTTCATGAAGCTCTTAACTTTTTCTTTATCGACTTCTGTTTCAAGAGAGTCGATGTAATTTGATAAAACACTTGAAGTATCTTCTAAGTTAATATTCTCGTCAACTTCACCTCCAGTGAATTCGGAGAAGTCCTCTACTATTTTAACATCAAGAGGATTTTTCTGATATATTCTATTGATGAATTTATCAAATTTATAGAGATCTGTTTTATTAGTGACAATGATTTTAACATATTTGTCGGTGACAAAGCAAGTGTCAATTCCATCAGGATCAAAAGCGGTATCATCGTATTCATATCGTTCAAATAAACTATACGTGTTCTGAATAAATTCAAGCTTACGTGTTTCAAGATCAAAGATATGAAAACCTCGAGGATCGTTATAATCCTGCCATGTTAATTCATATGGGTTGCCAAGATAAAACACGTGACCGTCGTCAGACTTATGATGGTAGTGTCCTGAAAATACCATATCAAATTTACTAAATGACTCTTTAGATAATCCATCATGCGATTCTGCTCCTCTATACATTGCGAAACCTGCGATCTCGAGGTGACCCATACAGATTTCCGCTTTAGTGTTTTTAATTTCATTCATTGAATACGTATAATTGTCTGCACATATCCAAGGGAGGAAACATATTGATATGCCGTGAATGTCAATCGTTTCCGGCATAGTCACAATGTTAATATTGATGTACTCTGCTAGAGTTAACTCAGGGCTGTTGATCTCATTAGTGTTCTTGAAATAAGTATCATGGTTACCAGCAATCATAGTAATCATAATGTCATTATCATATGCTACATCAAAGAACATCTTCTTTGCTCTGGATAGAGTGTTGAAGTTTATGAATTTACGACGATCAAATGTATCACCAAGAATTAGAATGGTGGTGATGTTTTGTTCTTTCAGCTTTGGAAAGAAAATATTCTTGTAAAAGTTTTCATAGTAATCTAAACACTGTGTACTATCTCCACGAGCACCGAAGTGTTGATCAGTAATGATTGCTACTTTCATTTAGGATCTTTCAATAATAATTCATAACCATAAGCCTTAAACAAGAATTCAATAAATTTATCGATCTCTTCTTCATTAGTATCTGGTCTTTCACAATATATCGCTGCAGCTAGTGCAACTTTATCAAGCCAATCCCTGTCATTCATCTTTAGGATCCTCCTCGATAAAATTCTCGAGTGACTGCTCGTCTTTAACTTTCTTTTTCTTTTCTTTACTCTTTATAAAGGAGTCATCGAAAGTTGAATGAGCTTGCATGAATGCAGCATAGGCATTCTTAAATTCCCCATCATCATCGTGATCTTGTAAATCAAACGTATCAAAAGCCATGTCTTGAATAAGCTTACCTTTAATATATGATTGTTTCTTTTCTTTTGCAATCCTTCGAAGGAAAGCAAAGTAGATAACTTGAGTAAAATACGAGAATGGATTTGAAGATTTTTCTGGATCGAAACTATTCATGCACTGCATACAGTTTTCTATCCCATCAAGAATCATATCATCTCGGTATGAATAGTTAATAAAATTATGCTTGTGGGACAGTCGAGTTGCGATCTTTAGAATACATTCTCCTAGATACTCAGGAATTCGCGGGTCTTCTTGTCCGTTGGCTCGTGCTTCTTTTAGATCTGCTTTATATTTCTTGATTGACTCAAGCATTTCAGCATTGTTTACGTAATGAGTTGCCATTGGATCTCCATTGTTATAGACCGATTATATACTAGTTTTTATCACTTGTAAAATTTATTATGATTTGATGCGATTTGATTTCACACATTGTACTTTCTGTTTTATAATGTATCTTGGAGTACAAACTATTATTGTATTGGTACTTCAACTATCTTATAGTCAAATTGCTCTTCAGAATATATCTTGAGTCTTTCAGTAAAGTGACCAAGAGTATGATTCTTCCAAGACTTTCTTTGGAAGTCATCAGCAATATCAAACAGACTACAGTGTGTCTTACCTTCTTTAAGACGTAATCCTCTTCCTATAGATTGGAGATTACGAATCTTAGACTTAGAAGGCGAAGCAAATATTACATTTTCAATTGATGGGATATTTACTCCAGTAGAGAAAACACCAAATGATGCAATACAAATAGCATCTTCTTCGTGTTCCATCAATTTACGTGCAGCTTCACGAGCATCTACATCAGTTCCGCCATAAATGAAGAAAACTTTACGTTTATCATCTACTTTTTCTTTTATCATATCATAAAGTATTTTACCATGTTTTTCTACATATTGGAAAAGTACTAGAGTGTTACCTTCGCACGATAGTGCTAAGTTACGTATAAATTTATTTCTCTTATCATGCTTAACGATAAAGTCCATCTCTTCTTGATAAGAAGATTTGTTAACTATCTGACGAGTGATATCATCATACTTCAATAACAGACCAGTGATTTTGAGTTTAGCAACTCTACCACTATCCATTAGTTGTTTAGTAGATATAACTTTATGAACAGGACCGAACACACCTTCTAAGACCAGCTTATGAACTTTCTTATTGTCGAGAGTTCCCGTTGTTCCAATTCTGTATCCACATACCGAAAGCTTTTCCATAATAGTTGTTAGGGATTTAGCTTTAAAGTTATGTGCTTCATCTCCAAAGATAACATCGAATTGCTTAAACCAAGGTGCAGGCTGACGTACAATCGATTGCCATGTGGTAATCAATACATCTGTTTCAAATTCTTTCGAGAAACCAGAGTATAGTTTCTGGCAATGACGTTTTACTTTCCACTTATTTTCAGATGAGTAATCTTCAAAGTCTGAGTAGAGTTGTTCTACAAGCGATGTAGTAGGTACAACGATAATACATTTTCTTCCGTGTTCAAGATGCCATCTCATCGTTGAATAGATGATAAGCGATTTACCAGAAGATGTGGGAGATAATAGAAGACAGCGTCTTTGTTCTAACGCGTGATGAATAGCTTCAATCTGATAATCATATATTTCGATTGGGTTACCTCTGCCATATAGATTTAACCAAGTCAAGAATTCTTTTAATTGACTAGCATCAATTGTATCTTGTTTTATTACTTCATTAAGATAAGTGACTTCATAGTCATTACGCTCTGCAAACTCTAAAAGATATTTGAGAAGACCGATGTATAGAGTCTTACGATGTAAGTCAAACATGCGAATCTTACCATCCCACAGTTTAGCTCTGTATTGTGGCGTAAATCGCGCACCTGGCATTTCGAAAGTAAAGAACTCTGAAATTTCTTGAGCTACTCCCGGATCTGTGTACACTCTAATATGTACGTCATTTATCTTCTCAATATTAATCATTACGAACCTGCTACAAACTGCTTCCATTGTATAGCATTACGAATCTGCCAATCACGAGCTTTAATCTGATTGAGTATAGACTCCAATGCTTCGATCATATTCTTTATATATTCACACTTAATAGTGATCTTGTTTAAGTCAGAATCTCCATCAAGGAATTCATCCATCTCATTCTTAAGAGGTTTTACGCCTTGCCATTGAGTCCATTTAAGTTCATCAAGTTCGTTCTTTCCCATTTCACCACGATAGTAGCGAAACTTTCTTTGACGCATAAGATTATATTCTGTTTGAAGCGCAGACATCTTCATCTTATGCTGGATAAGATACCGTAAGTATTTTGAGTGAAGGTTTGGTGTCTTAACTGATTCGCGATCTAGACGATCGTCATCGATCTTACAATCAGTATCCCACATATCGTGTAATTCGTCAAGTGTCATAATAAGTCTCCTATACGATCTATTATATCATAGATCAATAAGATTGTACAATTAAATAAATTTGTAGTAAGAGTATCTGAAAGACGCTGATCCAATTAGATACTGGACGTCTTGATTAGTTGAAGTGAAAGTAATGCTTTCAAGACTTTCTGGAACACAATCGGAAAATTGAATAACTTGGATTGGTTTGTTATTATTACCAAGAATAACTAATGTTGCATCTGATGATGAACGAGCAACTTCAGATGATCCTAGAATCGTAGCACCTTCTATTTCTTGAGAGTATTGGCTATTGTTTTCTGGGAAGCCTAGTCCAACAATCCAATCATGTATAGATCTATAATTAGACATTTTCTCATCCACTAAGAACTGAACACGAAGAGTGTCAAAATCGATCTGATCACCTGATAGTGGGATCTTAGAAAATGGATTTAATTGAGTAGCTTCAGGAAGTGTAATTGCTGGCAAAGAAACTTCTTGACAGAAGTAAGTTAATTCAGGCAAACGCTGAAGTGTAAACATATACCCATTAGGTGACAATGGATTGATGTTTTCTGGCAGAGGACAGGTAAGAGTTCGTGTAGTCATATTACTATTTATAAAACAAAAAGGGAGGCCGAAGCCTCCCATGAACAACCCTGAGGTTGAACCACCTTAATTACATAAGGTTGGTAACTGCTACCTTGCGGTAATAGATGTTTGTTCCAGAAGACAAGCTTGTGAATGGGTTTGCAACCATACCATAACGTGTCTTGAAACCAATCTTTGGTTGGAATGTTGCTGGGTCAACAGCACGTACTTTCTCTAGTGGAACGTATGGGCAGTAGAATAGACCAGCATCATATGCTGAAGTGCCTTTGTAGCCAACAACAAAGTATTGGGTAGCATTAGCAGCGTTAGCATTAGCAGAATATGGATCAACATAAACTTTATACTTACCGTTTAGAACACCAGCAAAAGTGGTGCTTGCTTCGTCAAC